CGGAACTTGCCAAGGCAGTCCGCTCCATCCAATTCAAGGGTGGCCACATCATGGCGCATGTGGAGTTCATCGCGAAGGACGAGAGCAAGAAAGACTTCCTTAAGCAATTCATGCAAGGCATGGAGCAGGCAGGCAAGATGGGCGACGAACTCAACGCAGTCTACCAAGAAATGGCCCAAGCCGAAGCGCAGAGCCAAGGAAAAGGAATGTCCGAAGAGGATATCAAACTCCAGTTCCTCGCAGCCAAGTCTGGAATCGAGATCGACGCCAAGCAGAAGCTGGCAGACATCGCTATTGGCAAAGCTTCAATCAGCCACGCTCAACGCACAGAACAGCGCAAACAGCAAGGCATCACCCAACTTGCACTCCAAAAGGCCAAAGCCCGCGCCGAGATTCAGAAGACCATGGCAAAGAACAAACCCGTGGAGGAGGAAGAAGAGGACGAGGACGAGATGGAGAACGAAGTTGAAGAACCAGAGGAGATCGAAACCGAAGAGGTGGAGATCGAGCAAACCGCTCAACGCCCCCCGGCGCAACCTACTGAATGAACGAAGACCCAATAAAGCCCTTGTGCGCGGCTATAGTAGCGCACGAACAATGGAACGCATTGCAGGCATACTTATTAATGCGAACCGCGCCAAGTAGCGGGATTGACACTCTCCGCAATGCAATCGCCCTAGTAGAATTCTTGGGTGAAAATACACAAGGAGCATTCAAGAAACCCGCCAAAAGCAAAACCAAACCAACGATAGAAACAACCATCGACCCAGACCTAGCCGAATATGAGTGATACCAACGACAACCAAGAGATCATCAGCGACATCAAGAAGAAAGCGGAGATTCCCATCAAGGGAAACGCCGCCGATCTGATTGCCAAGTTCACAAAGAAGCAAACGGACGCAGGGCTTCCAAGCGGAGCCAATGTGAATGATCCCATGCTCGGGCGGGTTCAAGAAGAACAAGAGGAGATTATCGGTGACGATAACGAGGAACCAAAGACCCTAATCCAACCAGAGAAGAAAAAACCCGGCTTCGTGCAGAAGCAGATCGAGGAGAACCGCCGCCTCAAGGAAGAGTTGGAGAAGTTCAAGAACGACGAGGTTCCCAAATACACTACAAAGATCGCAGAGTTGGAAGCGTTGGTTAAAGGAAGCCAAACCACGGCAGAGGCCAACCACTATCAAGAGCAGCTTAATAAAGCAAACGAGCAAAAGGCTGAATTGGAAAGTCAGCTATCAAAGGAAATCCAAGAGCTCCGCAGCAAGCTGGACTTCTACGACCTGACCAGCAACAAGGAATTCCAAGAGCAATACATGAAGCCGATCCAGCATAACTATGGAGAGGCAAAGAAACTGATCGGGACAGACCAGCAGTTGGGCGCATTGTTTAGTAAGGCGGTCACGGCAAACGCCGCCCAGTTCCAGCACGCCAGCGAAGAGGATCGCCAGATCGCCATCCGCGAGAGGGACGAAGCATTGGAAGAGATTGTAAACTCGCTTCCGCTGGTGAAGCAAAGTCGGTTCCTCAACTACATCGACCAATTCATGCAGGCTACAGAGAAGCACGCACAAGCCCTCTACGAGTTTGAGAATACCAAGCAAGAGATCACCCGCACCGCGAAGCAGAAAGAGTTGCAAGCCCGCACCCAGTTCATCAATACATGGCGGGACAGCTACAAAGCCCAGCAAGAAGCGGTAGAAAAAGATATACCGCTTTCTGACGAAATCGTGAGCTACATGAAGGACAAAGGCATCAAGTTCGACACATCGAAAGACGATGCCATTGCCCTCGCCGCCACCCAGCAAAGCGACGAGCCTGCCACGGTGGATGACATGAACCGCCTAATCAACCAAGGACGGGTCTACAAGAAGCTCCAAGCCCTTGTGAAAGCCCAGCAAGAGATGATCAAGGAGAAGGACGAGTATATCAGCAAGCTCAAGGGAAGCTCTAGTGTAACTAGCACATCAACCACTACGGATGCGCCGACACGGAAGCTGACATTGCCCGAAGGCTTGGCTGCTAAACTTGGCAGGTTCACGCCGCAAGGCCGCAATCTAGCTATAGCCTAACCTTCGCGCACAATAACAACCGAAAGGGGAGAAGAAAAAAATCTTCTCCCCTTTTCATTTTTTTATTTGACACCGCAAAAGACTGGTGTAAAAGGGTAGCTACAGAGTATGCCGAAAGCGTGAGCAATTAGGGGGATCAGTCCGCTCTGGCTGGCGAGTCACCGATCTCGCAAACAAACGGTAATCCGGACTGTGGCGCAAGCCAACTCCTAGGTCGACTCCGGTAGGAAAACCAAGCACTCGCTCGGCTTTCCTATGATTGTTGGGCGGGTTTAACAAAACCAAACAAACCTAAAACCAACCAAAATTAGATGAGCAACATTATCTTTAATTCCTGTGAAGAGTTGGACAGCTTTTTCCGCGAGGGCCGTGAGTATTTCAACGACCTCTATGTGAAGAAGCTCGTCACCAACTCCACATACTTCACCCGCTTCGAGGAGCAGCCTTGGCCCCTTAACCACACCACCGAGCAGAAAGCCTTCCGCTTTGGTCGTGGGTTCTACGATCCCTGCACCCCGTTCAACAAAATCAACGACACCTATTGCAGCACCGACTCCTGTGCCACCAATAGCGAAGTTATCCAGCGCCCCGGCACGGAGAGCTACACCTTTGAGCTTCTCCGCAAAGAGATGCACACCGACTGGATCTGCGTCGAGAGCCTTCTCTATCGCCTCTTCCCCGCTGAGGAAATCCTTCAGTTTGAAGAGTCCAACGCCCGCATCACCAAGAATGTCCACGAGGAATTCCTCCGTGCGAACTACATTGGTCAAGCCGGACACAAGTGGGTCGGCCTCACTACAGACGACGGAACCTATTGTGGTCTCCTCGATGATCAGGCTTGGTTCATTCCTCAGCACACCGCTGACAATACCGCTGGTTACGACCTCTGCTCCGTTAAGGTCAAAGTCGCTCCTGCCAACCTAAACAAGATCGCTTACCTCTCGCTCGACATGCTTGATGATGCCCTCATTGAGTTGCAGAACGAAGACGACGCTTTCCGTTTGGATATCGCCGAGCAGACCGGAATGCAACTCCTCGACATCGTGATCCCTGATCCCCGTGTCGGACGCGCACTCTACTTCCAAGCCAAGCGCAACAACGGTTACTGGGATGCCAATACCGACTTCGACGCCCGCCTCTCCAGCCTCAAGCTTGGAGTCAACCGCGTCATCGGCGACTACGCCTTCGGTTACGACATCAACGCAGCCCGCTTCAACGCTGATCCTGACCAGCCCGCTGGTCCCTTCAGCCCCACCGATCCTGCTACTTGGGCCAAACTCATCCGCGTTCCTCGCTACGTCAAAATCGTGCAGGAGAACGGTTGCAGCTACGTCCCGAACAAGGACTACCAGAACGCCGACTTCGCGATCTCCGTTGCGATGGTCAACAAAGCGATGGTCAAATGGACGATGCCTTCCGCCACCGGATACGGCCAAGCCCAAATGATGACCCAGAACTACGCTGGCGACTGGGAGTGGAAGAACCCCGACTGGGAGTGCAACCGCTGGCGCAAGATGGGCTATTTCCAAGCCCAGTTCCGTCTCGCCGCGCAGGTTAAAGACCCGACCCTCATCCACGTCTTCCTGCATCGCTTGCCGAAAACCAAGAACCTCTACGGTTCCTGCTGCCCGCTCAATGAGTATACACCTCCGACCGATCCCGCAGATTGCTACAACTGCGAAGGCGTTGGTGATATCCAAGGAGCCTAATCCCACCCACCTGAACCAAGGAGGGGGAGAAATCCCCCTCCAAGGGGAGGGTAAACCAGAATAAAATTATGGCTTGTTTCACCGATCTACCTTACTCGGACTGGTCTTACCAGTTGCTCCGAACCCTCTACGCCGCCGCTGGTGAAAATGCGGTTACGGTTACCTTGGGATGCTACCAAGCAATGTCCCCAGCAAACCAGATGTATCAGTTCTATGTGAACCTCCATTATATTGGCGGATCAATTGAACCGATCTCGGAGAACTGCTTCGTGCAGATGACTGAAGATATGCAATGGTATCACCTCAATGAAGCCCTTGAGTATGCCTTCAATCCCGTCCCGCCGATCATCTAATTATCGGTAACGATAAACCGCGATGGGGTTCGATCCCCCGCCGCAAACCAAATTTAATACTATGGCACTAACCGAAAACTGCTTTAAGGAAAGCACACCTGATGTGCAGAACTGGGAAATCTTCCAGCAATTGGAAGCCATCGAGGAGGCCGTGGCGGCAGAAGGTGGATTCCCGATTCCTACTTACGACTTCATCGACTTGAACTACTACGGGACCACGAATAACATCTCGACTGTGGTCTTCAAAGATGGTGGCTCTGGCGGCACGACTGTGGGCACACTCACGCTCACCTACACCCCGACACAGCCTCCGGTTGACGATGACGCCCTCCTTGACACCGTAACCTTGACATAACGGTATGCCTTACAAATTTAATCCTTTTACTGGCAAGCTGGATAACTCCCCCGGCGCACCTGTCTTCAACGATGCGAAGTTCACCATCTTTGACGATGGCAACAAAACCAAACGATTTCAGTTTGAAGCCAGCGCGATCAGCCCAAGCACGACAAGGACGCTGGACATCCAAGATGTGGATGGCCCCGTGGCGATTGGATTTGGCACAGCAAGTCAATACATCCGAGGCGATGCCACGATTGGCAACTTCCCCGGCATTGCGGGTGGTGGAACATCGGTCAGCTATTACTTTAATGGATCGGTAAGCCAAGGAACAATTTTAGCAAATCCTTACTACGAGATTAACAGAATCCCAGCAAACGCAGTCCAGACCAACTTCACGATCAACGCAGGCAATACAACCGCCTACTTCATTACGGATGCGAGCGATCCCGCGCTTCTTCTGATCCCCCAAGGTAACTTTACCTTCCAACTTTATTGCTCCACAAGTAGCGGCAACCCGCAACTCGCGGTGGAACTCTACAAGTATGATGGTGCGGCCTTCACTCAAATCGGAGTAACAAGCCCAGCGGCGACTATCTCCAATACGACATCAGACATCCACTTGCTCACGGTATTTGTTCCATCCGCTACGACTCTCGCGCTTACAGACCGCTTGGCCGTGCGCGTGATTGGCAGCAGCTTGGGTGGGCACACGATCACTCTGAATACAGAAGGCAATACCCAGAGCCAGATCATCAC